GCGTTAACACACCGAGAACTCTGTCAGATTGCGTACAAGTTCCTTAAGCGCAACGGTTTCAAGGTTTGTTTTCATGACCGCTTTATAGCTGTAACCAGTACCGGAGAACAGCCAGATGCTATGGGATTCAGAAATTCAGCATCATGCCTGATAGAGGCGAAATGTTCTCGTGCTGACTTGTTGGCAGATAGAAAAAAGCGTTTTCGTAAAAATCCGTCTCTTGGAATGGGCGACTGGCGATTCTTTATTAGTGAGCCGGGAATTATTTCAATTGAGGATTTACCACCTGGCTGGGGATTACTTCACGTTGTTAACGGAAGAGTACGGAAAGTACATGGGTGGCCCAAGGGTAATTGCTGTTGGGGTAATCCTGACGATAAGCCATTTACTGGGAATAAGCAGGTTGAATGCGATTACATGTTATCTGCATTAAGGCGCATGGAGTTGAGAGGGCACCTTAATGAAATATATGACGGTGTGATTGTTAATAAGAAAGAAGGAAACGCGGCATGATCACTATTACCAAAGGGCGACTGCTGACAATCAAACAGTGGCGCGAAACATACGGACCTGGTAGCAACGTTGTACTGCCAGCAGAAGAAGCGGAAGAACTGGCACGAATTGCTCTGGCAGCGCTGGAAGCCGAGCCGATAGGTTTCCGTTGCAGGCGCAATGATAACCTTGGTGATTGGAGTTACGTATATCATCGAGAGCCAGATGATTTTGAGCGCAAACATTTAGTGATAGAGGGCATTTACGCCGCCCCTCCAGCACCAGTAGTACCGGAAGAAAAACCAATGCCTAATCCTCTTAGCATGTACGCGGTTGATGCTGTTGCCGCTATTGCAGAGGTGAGAGGCTGGAACGCCTGCCGTGCCGCTATGCTTCAGTCCGGAAACTTTCGGGAAAACAAGAATTCGTCAACCAATAATTTTCGGGAAATCGCGGAAACGTCAACCAACTATCCGGTAATTCCTAGTGAGGTGTTGTCCGCAATCCTGAAGGTTGCCAAGATTCGTGCCGATTTCGATGATTTTGACGGTGACAGGCGAGGTATCGGTGATTGTCTGGATGAGGCTGAGCAAGAGCTTATCGTTACCATTAACAAATATGCCAGTCAGTTGGCAGCAGAACCGATAGCGACTAATGACGTTCGAGAGCAAACAGCCGTTCCGCCAGTTCCGGTAACTCCGGATGGTTGGATAAGCTGTAGTGATCGAATGCCAGAAATGGGAGAGCGACAATACTATGTGTTAGCAGCTGACTTTAAAAACAACTACCCACCAAGCATCCCCAACACTCAGGTCGGCGTATATGGCGACTGGTTTAATGATGGCAATCCCACTTGGGATGACGGTGATGGCGAAGACCTGCATCTCAAAGAAGTAACCCACTGGATGCCGCTACCAGAACCGCCGCAGGAGGTTAACCGTGGCTAACCTGCAACTTGCCGTCAAAGGTGAATACTTCGCAGATAGTTTCCCCCAAATCTGGGGAAAAGCCCGAATGGCGCGGCTTACAGCAAGATAAGGCCTACATGATTTGACAAATCCGCCAGAGCTATCGCATACTGACCGCACTAGAACTTCAAAGCGGTCATCCGCACCCGATAGCTTTGCGGCTTTTTTATGCCTGCAATTTGGCATAGTCACATCCGTACAAAGGTCGGGTGGAGAGGCGTAATACAATACCCGCAAGGGGAATATGCCCGGAGCATCTTTGAAGGCTCTAGTTGACACCCGATCACCAGCCACTAACTGGTGATTGCTAACTAAAACTTCAAAGGAGGTCATCATGACCAGTCAACTCATCCCCGTATTCAACGGCACTATCGACAACGAAACAATTCTTCTAGTTAACGCTCGTGAGCTACACTCTTTTCTTGGTGTGGGCAGAATGTTCGCGCACTGGGTTAAAGAGCGCATTGCTGAATATGGATTCGTTGAAAATCAAGATTTTGTTATTGCTTGCCAAAATTGGCAAGCAAAAGGTAGAGGCGGTCACAACCGCAAGGAATACCACCTCACCCTCGACACAGCCAAAGAGCTTGCGATGGTTGACGACTGCGTCCAATACTGACTATACTCCGCGCCGAGGCCTCGAAAACCTCCCAAAAGCGGATTAAACCAACCCCGTCAGTGTTGGATTTTTTATGCCTGTTATTCAGTGATAGCACAGTGTGCGGTCACATCCCCGATCAATGTCGGGAGGGCGACGAATACAACACCCGCAAGGGGAATAAGTCCGCGGTATCTTTTGGGCCGTTTCGAGCCTCCCGGCACCACATTTTGTGGTGGCATTTCTCGAAAAAAGCCAAAGGAGGTCATCATGACCACTCAACTCATCCCTGTGTTTGAAGGTACAATCTCAAATGAACCTACGCTTCTGGTGAACGCGCGTGATTTGCATGGATTTTTAGAGGTAGGTAAAGATTTTTCTAACTGGATACGGGCCAGGCTAAACGAGTATGGATTCGTAGAAAATTTAGACTACATTCTATTTTCGCCAAATTTGGCGAAAACTCCAGGCCGCCGCCGCAAGGATTACCACCTCACCCTCGACACAGCCAAAGAACTGGCGATGGTTGAGCGTAACGAAAAAGGCCGCCAGATCCGCCGATACTTCATCGAGTGCGAAAAGAAACTTCGCCAGAGCCTTTTACCTGCACCAATGAACATCAACTACCCTCTATCGTGGTTTTCAGAGCACCACCCCTACTCCATGATGAGCTATGTTGATCGAAAAACTCTTAACCTGGACGTTTCTGTGCTCTTCGACATGCCAAGCCCAACTATGCGCATCCTCAATGAGCTACACAGCAAAGGCTATAACGTTGACGCCGCTGTCGCCGAATTTAACGCCTTCAAGCATCTGACGGAAGAAATGCGCCGCACGCTACAGGATATTTCAAGATTGTCAGATCGAAATTCCCGAAAAGGCTTCTCGTTAAGCCTGTAACTTCCCCTACCATCCCCGACATCCCGTCGGGGTTTTCATATCTGGAGACAAAAATTTGAAACAGATCGCTTTCTACAGGCGTTCTGGAAGGCCCGGTGCCTTCCGTGGGTTAAAAGAACGCGTCACTTGGATGATTCAGTCTCGTGGTCGTCCTGTTACTGGCAGTGAAATAGCAGAGAAATTTGGTGTTTCACTTTGCGAGTTCAACAAGGTAGCTCGCGGCCTGACAAAGGGCAGTAAGGTTGTGAAAATAAAGGCTTCAGAACCATTCACCACAGACACCGGAATCGTTGATCGCTTTTTCTCCCTCGAATCAAATCCTCGTCGTGACACACCTCGCTCACGCAATGCCGTTCCTCCATTCAGTCGCAGAAGCCGTGAACACGCAGCAAAAAACTGTCGCGAGGAATACGTGCAAAAGGCCGAACGCCGTCGCCGACTGATTAAAGCAGGACTTTACATTGATGAGTTTGAAAACGCGCTATGACGAAAAAATACACCCTCATTTACGCAGATCCCCCCTGGACATTCCGCGACAAAGCAACCGATGGTCAACGCGGTGCAAGTTTTAAATATCCGGTCATGAGTCTTCTGGATATCTGCCGCCTCCCGGTATGGGAACTGGCAGCCGAGAATTGCCTGTTGGCTATGTGGTGGGTGCCTACACAACCACTTGAAGCATTGAAGGTTGTAGAAGCGTGGGGCTTTCGTCTGGTGACGATGAAAGGATTAACCTGGAACAAATGCGGGAAAAGACAGACCGACAAGCTGGTCATGGGTATGGGTAGCACCACTCGCGCTAACAGCGAAGACTGCCTTTTTGCAGTGAAAGGAAATCTGCCCGAACGCATTAACGCCGGAATAATCCAGTCATTCACTGCACCACGCCTTGATCACTCCCGCAAGCCGGATATGGCTCGAGAAAAACTTGTGCAACTTCTTGGCGATGTTCCCCGGATAGAACTGTTCGCCCGCCACACCTCGCATGGATTTGATGTATGGGGTAACCAATGCGGCACACCATCCATTGAGATGGTTCCGGGTATTGTTAAATTTCTGGAGAAAACCAATGAGCGAAAAAACGACGTTGACAAAGGCATCACCAGTTGAATTAAGGCAGTGTCTGGAAATCGCAAATCAACTTGCCAGAAGTGGAATACGATTTGTTCCAATCCCGATTACAGCAGATGCAGAACTTCATCTGTTTGGTGAAATTCTTTCCCGAAAGCTGGATGAACTGGAAAAGCTGGTAGAAGAAGCTGACACCTCACCAACCGTATAACAGCCCCACCGACATTAAAATATCAGGAGAAAAAAACGAACGCAGTGCTCACAGAATTGAACAAATTAGGAAAAGCATCAGCCGAAAGTATTTCTAAAGGTCTCAATATTGATTTGAATGACGTTATTGACACTCTATGGAAGTTAAAAAACCAGGGGGTAGTAACTGTAAAAAATGGCATCTGGCAGGCAGTTGCAAGGGAAGTGGACAAAAAACCAAATATCGCCTCAGTGCAGCCAGTGCAGCCAGTGCAGCCAGTGCAGCCAGTGCAGCCAGTGCAGCCAGTGCAGCCAGTGCAGCCAGTGCAGCCAGTGCAGCACAACATTATAGGCGACCTGCTACGTAAATCACGGAAAGAAGCGCGCCGCGCCGGGCGGAAACAGAAACGATGGGAGGGTGCATGTAAGGCGTTGCAAGAACTGAATAAATACCGTGACTTGATCAACGAATTGTCAGAGTGAACGTAGCGGGAATCCACGTCCTTTAGGGCGTGGATGATATCAGGCTGTTGAAATACATGTAGAAAAGGAGCGCATACTATGGAAGTCAACTTAATGACCGAAAAAGAGGTTTCTGATTTGTTACAAAAAAGGCGCACAGCTTTGTATAATTTGCGAAAAAAACACGGATTCCCGGAACCAGTACTTACTCATCCGGCGCGATATAGTCGTCAGGCCGTTGAACAATGGCTTAAAGCCGGAGGAATTAACCGAGTTGTTTAGCGTGCCAGAAAATTTTATCAGCATACAACTCATACGCATCTTTCTGTTCCGACAACCAGTCGTGTTTATTATACACGGCCATAACTCCCCCAAGTTCATGCCCCAGCATTTTTTCAGTGACGTGGGGCATAATTCCTTCCCCAGATAAATTCGTTACCAGAGAACGCCTAAAATCATGCGTTCTCCATTCAGGAATATCAATTTTCTCCCTTAACTTTTTCATGTACAAATTAGCCGACGAACGATCAATAGGTTTATCTATTTCCTGCCCGGGGAATAGCACATCAAAACCCGCATTAAGCAATCTCTCGATATAAGGTTTAACCTGAGTGAATACCGGACGCCGGATAATATTCCCCATTTTTGAATGCTCTTTTGGGGTTGTCCAGACCAGATCTTCCATGTTGAACTCACTGGCTGTCGCGAGACGTAGCTCAGAAAGTCTGGCCCCCCATAGCAATAGCAATTGATGTAACACCTTGTTGGAAGTAACTACTTTTGAGTTCTCCAGCGCCAGCCAAATTTTTGCCAGTTCCGTATAGGTAAGTACACGACTCCCTACATCTGGTTTTTTCCCAATATTCTTAACACTAAGCTTGAGTAATTCGCATGATGGGATTAACTGGCGGCTGATACACCAGTTAATAACTGAACGCAGTTGTAACAACAAAACACGAGCCTTTTTCTTGTTGAGGCTTTCTTGTTTGTCAAAGAAACGAGCCCATGCCGATACTGGGATACTGGCAACTGGCGAGCCTTCAAACTGTGTGTACATAGTGTTGTACACGACGGATCTGTAAAGCGTCTGTGTATTGGGTTTCAGATCAGTAACATACTTATCCCACCACTGATCCAGGCATTCTTTTAATGTCAGTTCGCCGTCACTGGGCGCAAAATAATTTTTAGGGTTAACTCCCTTCATGTACAATGCGCGCATCTCACCGACGATAACACGCGCGTCCTTCAGTGAAGTAGACGGATAGCGCCCGACAGTAAGACGTACTGGCTTACCATTCCAGCGATAACGGTACTGAAACGTGATAGTTCCTGCTGGAGTAATCCGCACACTTAACCCGTCACCATCGGTGATTTCAGCAGGGCCAGAGTAGGGTTTTCCGTAGAGGCCTCGTAGTTTGGTGTCGCTCAGTGCCAATGCTTTATATCCTGTACACAAGTTTATAATGTATTCTGTACTCAATATGTACGCATTAGCAAGTGAACAAAACACTTTTCAACGCAAAAGAAGATAATCAACCATGAACAAAAACAAACTTACACCTTGATTTTAAAACCATAAAGACGGTATTATCAGTCATATGGTGAACAACCAAAATCAATACGCAACAATGTCCTCTTAGTTAAATGGATATAACGAGCCCCTCCTAAGGGCTAATTGCAGGTTCGATTCCTGCAGGGGACACCATTTATCAGTTCGCCTCCATCCGTACCAGTCCGCAAAATCCCCTGAATATCAAGCCTTCCGTAGATTCACAGTTCGTCATGGTTCGCGTCAGATCGTTGACAGCCGCACGCCATGACGGGTAAAAAGTGGATAAAATAATTTTACCCACCGGATTTTTACCCATGCTCACCGTTAAGCAGATTGAAGCAGCAAAGCCGAAAGAAAAACCATACCGCCTACTCGATGGTAATGGCCTGTACCTTTATGTCCCTGTATCAGGGAAAAAGGTATGGCAGCTTCGCTACAAGATTGACGGTAAGGAGAAAATCCTGACCGTCGGAAAATATCCGCTTATGACTTTGCAAGAGGCAAGGGATAAAGCATGGACTGCGAGGAAAGACATCTCGGTTGGCATCGATCCGGTAAAGGCGAAAAAGGCTTCGTCTAACAACAATTCCTTTAGTGCGATTTACAAGGAATGGTACGAGCATAAGAGGCAAGTCTGGTCAGCCGCCTATGCGACTGAACTTGCAAAAATGTTTGATGACGACATTTTACCTATCATCGGCGGCCTTGAAATTCAGGATATTGAGCCGATGCAACTGCTGGAAGTAATCCGCAGATTTGAAGATCGCGGGGCAATGGAGCGAGCCAACAAAGCACGCAGAAGATGCGGCGAGGTTTTCCGTTACGCTATTGTCACCGGAAGGGCTAAATATAACCCGGCACCTGACCTTGCTGAAGCCATGAAGGGATACCGCAAGAAGAACTTCCCGTTTTTACCTGCCGACCAGATCCCGGCATTCAACAAAGCACTTGCAACATTTTCAGGAAGTATCGTATCTCTCATTGCGACCAAAGTTTTACGCTACACAGCACTAAGAACGAAAGAGCTTCGTTCCATGCAATGGAAGAACGTCGATTTTGAAAACAGGATTATCACCATCGAGGCCAGTGTGATGAAGGGACGCAAGATTCATGTGGTTCCGATGTCGGACCAGGTTGTTGAACTTCTCACTACGCTAAGCTCCATCACTAAACCAGTATCAGAGTTTGTTTTTGCCGGGCGCAACGATAAGAAGAAGTCAATCTGTGAGAACGCTGTACTGCTTGTGATCAAACAAATCGGCTATGAAGGTCTGGAAAGCGGTCACGGATTCAGGCATGAATTCAGCACGATTATGAACGAGCACGAATGGCCTGCTGACGCTATTGAAGTGCAACTAGCACATGCCAACGGCGGATCTGTGCGTGGGATTTACAACCATGCTCAGTATCTCGATAAGCGCAGAGAAATGATGCAGTGGTGGGCGGACTGGCTTGATGGGAAGGTGGAGTAGTTATTACAACGATTCTTATAAAAAAGAAAAGCCTTGCACATATAGCAAAGCTTTTCACTTCTCAGGATTTCTTACACCAAGAAACCATCAACAATAACAAAATGCAATTATTATATGTTAACTACATATGCATTTCATTAAAACCAATCATAAATGCTTATCATACTTTAATTGCTATAATTGATTGCCTTCTATTTTTTCAACTCGAGTGGTTGAAACATCATTCTTAAATCCACTCCACCATTTTCTTAGCTTATTGTTTATTGGCTTTTCAAAAAACAAATACATCATTATTGATATAAATAATGAAGCAAACAGAGCCATTACTATAAATTTAATTACACTTATAGCACCAAGACCAGAAACATTAAAGAACTTGCTCAATGTACTGATTACTATAGTATGGACCAAGTAAAATGAAAAAGAAGCATCACCTAAAAGTATCATAACTTTATTTGATATTATTTTTGAAATAATACCACCATTAAACGAAAACACTAATATTGAAAAGGCCATTGATGGTATAAAAAGCGCATCATACTGTAATCCATTGCTATTTTGACTTTTTGCCACCATATAGACAGACATTAGGATAAAGACTACAGATGATATTTCAGCAAATGATAGAACTAAATATGACGGCTTTGACTTAAACTCAAAATCTCCGGCCTGATTGCTGCGGATTGTCTCTGCCAGCCTGCCTCGGTCAATCTCACGACCAGCCATCTTGTCCTGAACATTGAAGTAGTCAATCGGACCGAGAGCAGCCATCCCAAGGTGATAAACAAACTCACCAAACCCTGAAGGATTCTGCTGATACATCTGAGCAACGTTGTTAGGGTCAACACCGACGCGCGCCAGTTCCTTGGCGTTGTTTTGCAGCCATGATTGCATTGCTTCTGGAGACGAGGCCGCAAGGCGTGCGCCAGCCGCTAAGGTGCCGATAGAATTGCGCTGGTCTTCGTCTGCCCACTTCATACCAGACTGAATCTTCTCTAATTGACCAGGATATTTGGTCATCAGATCTCGAACCTGCTGTCGATCGCCGGACTGGATGGCTGCCGCATATTCTTTTTGGAATGCAGCATCCGCTTCCTGTTGCTTTGCGGCTTGAGATGTTTGAGCGACACTACCAAGTCCCTGCAACGCCTGAAGGCCGATGTTATTGCGACCTGAACGCTCCATTTCGTTGTTCTGGCGAATATAGGCCAACGCCTCACTTACATCACTTGCCTTTGGCGCATTTGAGTTTTGCCCACCGATACCAGCAAGAAAACCGCCTGAGTTGATTCCTTGTTGCCAAGTAGCCATATTCCCACCTTAAAACAATGATCCAAGACCACCGATAACACCGCCAGCAAGAGCACCAATACCAGTCCCAATAACAGGAACTGCACTACCAATCATTGCACCTGATGCGGCCCCACCAATGGCACCTGTAGCAAAACTCTGTAGGCCTGAAGGCTTATTCGCATTTGCTGCCGATGCTGCCGCCTGCTGTTGATACAATTGGCTGACATTGTTAGCGTAGTTCTGTCCGGCGTTTGCCTGACCTGTAAGAGCACCAAGGCCGATATTTGCCAGATTGTTGTAGTTGTTCATCTGACCTGACAGCCAGTTTTGACCGAGTGTAGGTGCGATTGCTGCTAACTGGTTTCCTGTTGCTGTAGAGCCTAATCCACCCGTTGCCTCTGCTGCTGCCAGACTCTGATAGCGCGCCTGCCCTGCAAGGTCTTTATACTGCTGAGAGTTGTAATACTGGTTAAGCGCCTGACCTTGCCCCTGAAGAGAGGAAAGATTCTGCAACTGTGATACGTACTGCTGAGCGAGTGGCGTGAACGGTGCAAGGTTTTGCATGTTCGTCTGCCACATTTCACGCTGCAGTTCGATGCCCTTTTCAGTTGCGCGTGCCTGGGCTTTAGATCCGGAGTCGCTGCCGCCTTTCATATACCCATTCATGGGAAGCAATTTATTCTTGAAGCTTTCGCTAAGTACTAACATTTAATAGCTCCTCATATTTCGAACGAGGTAATTGATAGAGGGTGATTCCTACCGGTTTTCCGTTACTCATGTACGCATCATCAAGGTGACCAACACGGGTAGCGCCAAGCAAACGGATAATTGCCCGTCCGTATTTGGTGGTGTCAGGAACCATGGTGATGCTGTTAAGGAATGGTGAGTTTTCGAGAAGCCATTTGCAGAATAATCGATGCCCTTGTAGTGCATATTCGCCACGGAATCCGGGGTCATACACCGCATGGCATTCAACAACGCTATGCCAGAAGTTACGCACTTCATGAACTCCAGCCAGCACTAATCCTTCGTAGATGCCGAGATATACCGCATCAGGCTTGATGTAGTATTTATCTCCACTGTCTACGATATTCCCCGTGTTTACCGGGTTGTTAAGGAATTCTGCAAGTTTCACCGGGTTATCGATGAGCTTTATTTCCATCACTGCTCCGCAATGATTTTGATGGTTGTGGCAGTAAACGCCGCGCCATTCGACTGAATGGTTAACGTGCTGCCATTTGTGGCAAGAAAGCCGTCTTTATCCACGCTGAAGAACGTAGCTAACAGGATGTTGTCGGTTGTTGTTGCCGAGTTGCGACTGCTTACTAGCGTGTCAGGAACAGAACCGGAGAATGTTAGCTGCATTGACCTGTTGGCGGTTCCGCTGGGCCACGTCCCGACAATCGACAGCTTGAAGAACAAGGTTTTGTTCTCGTTGAACACAACCATCTTGTTGTTAACGGTGTCGAAGAATGGTGCCAACGTCCCGGATGACGGCGTAAGCGTTTTCAGCAGGCTAACAAGGTTGGTCGGCGCTGTCGGGATGGTTACTGATACGCCAGAGTAAACAACCTCTGACTTCTTGCGCGTAGTGGCATACTCCAGAGCATTAATGCGCGTTTCATGGTCTGAAACCTGCGATTCCAGCGACTGAACTCTGGTATCAAGCGATGCAATATCGCTTTCATTCAAGGCAATCAGTGGGTTTACGTCATGGAGTGGGCTCAACACCAGTCAGAGCCGCATGTACACGCAATAATCATGGTGAACGAAAGAAGCATTAATGGGCAAGCTGGCAAAATTGTCAGCAAATGGGTAACACTGGCAAACAATGCAATCCCATCAAATGTTCCTCCCCAGTGGGATCTAGATTTGAAAGGTCAGCAATATTCAGAGCCTACAAAGTGTATAGGTAAACAGATTGATTACATGGCAAAGCCCGAAACTAAGTTAAATGACTTTAATAGAGAGGCGAGCAAGAGCCTATATGATTGGTCAGATGCCAACGTTTGGGGTTATTCGAATGGCTGGGCGCGGCATGAGATAAAAAAAGAAACACTTTCTATCACTGGCTTTCATGCTGTAAGACGCATACTAAAAGCCGTTCAGGCATCAAGGAAAGACAACTACAAAGCTAAGCGACAGATACAGCGTACATTGAAACGACAAGACATAAATCGATCACCAATCACCCCGTTCCAAGCACCGTTAATTAGCAAACACGATTGGGATTTATCAGTGATAGCGGTCACCAAAGAGGCAGAGACAGAGCGCAGGGAATTACTATCCTCACAGATAATAAACTCGAACAAAGTACAAACCCACCCACTGTTAAGGATGTTAAGAAGAGCACGAGTGAGAGCATCCAGAGCCAAAAGAGAAAGCGGAGGTTATGACCATTACTACTAGTAGTGACAGATCGTGACAAGGCGGTGCAAAAAACGACCAATAATAAGAGAGATATGCCTGCCAAACCGCCAAAAGCGCGGAGCGCGGCAAACGCCGCGAGAGGCGCAAGAAGGCGAACCTATCCATTGAAACGGTCAGAAGCGCATCGCGCTCGACGACCGAAGTCCCCACTAACACCGTTAACGAAAGATCAAAGTCTTAGAAAAAAATGACGTTTCTTTGATGGACTTCCATCCGTAAAAATCAAATTTTGAGAAAAAGTACTTATAGAAATTAATCGCTCTATAAGGATAAGTTGACGTTAGTTTAAAGTGATAAAACATTAAAGAAAAAACGTAAAATCAAATACATAAAATAAGTCACCAAGGGATCATTTTCAGAAAACAACGTCAACGTAACGTCAACTCTGTAAGAACTTTTTTGGTCACTTTTTGGGTTGAATGTACGTAAAAATCCCCAGCAGTGAAATTTGAGCGCGTAAGCACAATTCTGAGGGGCTTTTTGTCTGTAGGTTAGGCAGTGTAACTAACAATACAAGAAGTTAGCTCTGACTAACTATTTAATTAACTTTTCAATCTAATTGCGTTAGATATTATACCCTAACGCAATATTTTTAATTCAATAATGTCTGTAAATTGTTATTACTTATAATTATACATTTAACTATATCTACATTGGCTGCTTCCAATTACTACTTACGTAACGGAATCTCGGATCCTCTGTTTTTGGCTCGGTATAATAAGAATCATCAATAGTAAAGTTCGACGCTAATTTATCCCGAAGCCCACCTAAACGTTCAATGCTTGTTAGTTCGTTAGTAACATCCTTGAAAACGGTAGAAAATGCTTTATGTTGTTTAGACTTCATAAATTCAGGAGTGCTCAGTGCAAACTCTTTATCAGGCAAACCTGGAATACCCACGAGTCCTGTCAATGAATTTATACATTTTATCAAAAAACTGCCTTGAATACCTTGATTTGATGGAACACCGTAGCTTCGTTTAATATCTCCAGATATTTTATCTAAATCACTTAGTAATTTTGTTACTTTTTTATTTCCTGCACTTATCCCCGATTCATCGTAGGTCACATGAATCTCTCGGATTACATCTCGACACGTACGAAAATGATCATGTGTTCTAAGCTCTAAAGCTGAATTGATAACTTGAGAGACATTTCCTGTTTCGTTTGCTAGCCATGCAGAAAATATTGGTAAATCTAATGAAATAGTAGATGTGCGTCCATGATCTACAATTTCAGATCTTGCAGTACTGATTTTATCAGACAACGATTGCACCAACCTTGCAGTATAATCATGACCAAAAGCACCTGTTTTTTTCATCCAATGCAATTGATATGCATGCCTTATTGGATGAATAAATGAGTCTGCTTTAAAATGCTTAGCAATGACGCTGTAATAAATAGATTTATATGCCAACCAATTTAGCGATGCGATAAACATTTCAAGTGAACGAGTCATACCTCCTTTACCGCGAGTAGATTTTTCCCTTTCTAGTTCAAATTCACGCTCAGTATATTCATGTCCAGATGAACTCACTAGCTTCACATCGGTTGACCAGTACCCTTTCGTATCAGAAGCATCTGATAATTCATTAAAAATCGATGCACTTAGTTCACTATATTTCGCATATTCAGGAGTACCGGGCTGACCAAGCATTTTCATTGTTAAGTAATACACGCTAGACCGAAGATCCCATGTGCAAATCATATTCAGCTTAAGCATCTCTACAAGTTGCCTAAAATCATCGTCAACAAACTCCCCACCTCTAATTTCGGAAGTAATTTGCCGAGATTCAACTTGTGCTAACTGATCAAGTTCACTGAGTTGAAAATCACTTTCAGATACAAATTTAATAAAGTCAAATTTAGCAATGCGTTTATCTCTATATTCTTTTTTATAATTATCTACACAGATCAGGGTATCGTAAAAAAGTATCGCTTGAATAAGATTTTCAAAAGCGACTAAATCTCCGTTAATAGTATCTGGATTCTTAACAAGAATATCACCCAGTGTTCTTTCGACTGCTGTTAACGAAGCATTATCAATCAACGCATAAGACATTAAACTACCTCCATTAGATAATATCTAATAACATTATATTTCAATTAGGTTTAAAAATTGTGATACTTATGACAGATTTGAGTGACATTTTATCAATCTACTGATTTTGATGGTGAAATTTATTAGAAGGTATGCGTAGTGCTACGGGAGAAATGAGAAACGCGCCCAGCAATGGCGCATCCTTTCTTAAGCAAGTTGGCTAGTATCTATAGCATCCATCCAATCAGGAGCAATTCCCAAACGTTCCGCGAACTCTTCATTGGTCACGTCTTCCATTGAGAGACTAGCCAGACAATCGTTAATTTCAGAATAGACGGGGGAAAGTAATAGGTATTCCCGCAACTCTTTCAGGTCTTTTTCCAT